AAGCGAATGAATCCTCGAAAACAACAACTTTACCCGCAAATAAATCATTCACTTTAAACTTAAATTTATCAACCACAAATTCGTACATATCTCCTGTTATTGACCTAGACAGAGTGGGAATGATTCTTATCTCCAACAGGATCAACAATCCAATTACTAACTATGCAACCGATGATAGAGTATCAACATTAAAAGGAGACCCCTCTTCTTTTGTGTACGCAACTAAGCCAATTTCTTTAGAATCTCCAGCATCTTCAATTAAAGTATATTTAAATGCATATATCAATACACAAAATGATATAAGATGTTTATATGCAATAACAGATGATCCCAATTCAGAATTAATTTATTATCCTTTCCCAGGATACACCAATCTAACTACAAGTGGTGATATTATTAACTTCTCTGATAGCAATGGATTGCCAGATAAAATGATTTCTAAAACAGATATAATTGGATTTGATAGTGATGAACTTGACTTTAGGGAATATGAATTTACTATTGATAATCTACCATCTTTTAGGTATTTTGGTATTAAACTTATTGGATCTTCTACAAATCAAGCGTATCCCCCAAGAGTCAAAGATTTGAGAGTTATTGCTTTAGCCTAATATGAAATATTCAAAGGTTGATGGACATTCTAATTTAATTAGAGATGAAGAAACAAAAGCAATTCTTAATACAAATATGACAGATTATAATGCTTATATGGCACAAAAAAGGATAAAGGAGAAAGAGAATCAAAAATTACAGAATCTTGAGAAAGATTTTGTTAATATGAAAGATGATTTGAATGAAATTAAATCTTTGCTTAGGAGTTTAATTGATGGAACCAAATAGTATAGATCTTGAAAATTTAAGTAAAAGTTTTGAATATTTTAAAGTTGCTTCTGAGATAGATAGTATAGATGATATTAGTGAATTGAAAAATCTTGCAAAATGTTATTATAAACTATATTTAAAGCAGCAGGAAGTAATTTTAACTTTAGGAATTTTTTAAATGACAGATAAAAGAATAACTTTTGATACAACTTCCGGAACTCCTTCTTCAGTTAATTTAACTATTAACACTGGTGCAACTTTTTCCGCAAATTTTTCAGTTACAAATACTTCAAATTCCACATTTAACTTTTCTGGGTGGACAGGATCATCTCAAATAGCAAAGAGTGTCTCCATCGGATCTAGTTCATATGCAGCAGCAACATTTAATGTTGGATTTACTAGTGCTGCTGGTGGAAAGTTTAACATTTCTTTAGGATCAACACAAACAAGATCTTTAAAGGAAGGAAGATACGTTTATGATGTTTTGGTAAGTTCCGGTTCCACTGTTTATAGAATTGTTGAAGGAAATATTCTAGTAAAACCCGGAATTTCTTCCGCACCATAAATATTCTGAGAGGCATTAATAAATGGCGCAACCATCTACTAGACAAGAGTTAATAGATTACTGCAAGAGAAAGCTGGGAGCGCCAGTTTTAGAAATTAATGTTGCGGATGAACAAATTGAAGATCTGGTAGATGACGCTGTTCAATTTTTTCAGGAAAGACATTTTGATGGCGTTTATGCAACGTTTTATAAGTATAAAATAACATCGGATGATATTGCTAGAGGAAGAGCAAAAGGACTTGATGCAAATAGTAATGTTGGAATCGTAACGACAACAGTAAATACAAATATTGTAGGGACAGCAGTAACATTTAATTATACAGAAAACAGTAATTATTTGCAGGTGCCACCTAATGTTATTGGAGTAAATAAAGTTTTTAGTTTTGATAGCTCAAACACAATTACTCATAATATGTTTAGTGTAAAATATCAGTTATTTTTAAATGATATTTACTACTGGGGAACTACTGAACTTTTAAGTTATGCTATGGTTAAGACTTATTTGGAAGATTTAGATTTTCTTCTGAATACCCAAAAACAAATTCGTTTTAATAAGAGACAAGATAGATTATATCTTGATATTGATTGGGGTACTGTTAGTGAAAATAATTACTTTATTATTGATTGCTATTCAACTCTAGATCCAAATGATTATTCAAGAGTCTGGAATGATTCATTTATAAAACCATATTTGACATCTCTAATTAAGAGGCAGTGGGGTCAGAATATGATGAAATTTACTGGCGTAAAACTACCAGGTGGTGTTGAGTTGAATGGAAGGCAAATGTATGATGACGCCCAGAGAGAAATCGATATCTTGATGGAAAAAATGTCCAATACTTATGAACTCCCACCGTTTGATATGATCGGATAAAATGTTAAATCCATTTTTTCTCCAGGGGTCTTCCTCCGAACAAGGTTTAATGCAGGATCTGATAAATGAGCAGATCAGAATGTATGGCGTTGAAGTGTATTATATTCCAAGAAAATACATTACCGAAAAAACTGTAATAAAGGAGGTAATACAATCAAGATTTGATAATGCTTATCCTTTAGAAGCATACGTAAACAGTTATGATGGTTATGGCGGAACAGGAACTATTCTATCAAAATTTGGTATTCAGGATCTTGATGATTTAAGTTTGATAATTTCTAGAGAAAGATTTGAAACTTATATAAGTCCATTAATAAAAAATTTAACAGATGTAAAATTATCTACAAGACCAAAAGAGGGGGATTTGATTTATTTTCCTCTAGGGGATAGGTTATTTGAAATTAAATACGTAGAACACGAACAACCTTTTTATCAACTACAAAAAAACTATGTTTACGAATTGAGATGTGAACTGTTTAGATATGAAGATGAAGTTGTTGATACTAGTATTGAAGAGATAGATGATAATATTCAGAATCAAGGGTATATACAGACATTAACTGTAGTTGGAGCAGCGGTGACTGCAACAGCAGTTGCAAATATTGTAAATGGTGGCGTCAGATTTATTAGAGTAACCAATAGAGGAAGTGGATTTAATTCAGAACCAAAGGTAGCAATTTCTTCTGCCCCATCTGGAGGTAACACTGCTGTCGGTGTCGCGACAATGATAGGTAATTTAATTGATTGTAATGGAACATCATCATTAAAAGTTCAAGGAGTTGAGATTGTTAATTCTGGGTATGGTTATACTGTTGCTCCTGCAATTGCCTTTATTGGCGGTGGAGGAAGTGGTGTTGCAGCAACAGCAGTAATTGGTGATGGTGTTGTAGGAATAGTTACTATAACAAATGGCGGTTCTGGATATTCAATTTCACCAACAGTAACCTTCAGTGGTCCGGGAATAGGAACTACATCAGTTGGTTACGCTGTAGTGAGTTCCGCTGGAACTATTACTCAAATAAGACTCAGAGACGCGGGTATAGGGTATACATCAGCACCAACTATTACAATAGCAAGTCCAGGTTCAAGCGGAACAGGATCATTTAAATATAATGAAGTAGTAACTGGGTCAGTTTCTGGAACAACAGCAAGAGTAAATTCTTGGGATTCGGTTAACAATAAACTTGAAGTTTTTATTGTGTCAGGATCTTTTGTATCAGGTGAAACTATTACTGGTTCCACAAGTGGAGCATCATATAAATTAAGAACGTTGAAATCTGATAATCTGGTAGATCCATATTCCCAAAATGACATTATAGAAGAAGAAGCAGATAAAGTCATTGATTTTAGTGAGTCAAACCCTTTTGGTACTTTGTGATTTAAATAAATATTATATAAAATTTAAATAATAAAATGTTTGAATATTTCTATAACGAAATTTTTAGAAAGACAATTGTGTCTTTTGGATCACTATTTAATGATATTAAGATAAAGCATAAAGATAGTTCGGGTTCTGATGTTAGTGTAATAAAGGTTCCTTTAGCTTATGGTCCAACTCAAAAATTTCTAGCTAGATTAGAACAATCTCCGGATTTAAACAAACCAGTTCAAATAACATTACCAAGAATGTCTTTTGAACTTGTGGGAATATCTTATGATAGTTCTAGAAAGTCATCAACTGTTCAAACATTTTTATCATCATCCACAGCAGACAAAACTCAAGAGAGAAAAACATATTTGCCAGTACCATATAATCTTGATTTTGAATTAAGTATTTTTACAAAATTGAATGATGATATGCTGCAAATTATAGAGCAAATATTACCATACTTTCAACCAGCTTATAATATTACAGTAGATCTTGTTTCCGAGATAGGAGAAAAGAGGGATATACCGGTTGTTCTGAATAGCATATCAATGAGTGATGATTATGAGGGAGATTTTTCCCAGAGGAGATCGTTAATTTATACCTTGAGATTTACTGCTAAAACATATCTTTTTGGACCAACAACATCCGTTTCTGCAGATATTATCAAAAAAGTTTCTATTGGACTTATTTCTGGAGAGGTCAATGCAACGCCAACAAGAGAAGTTGTATATTCAATAGAACCAAGAGCTACCAAAAACTATACTGGCAATATTACAACAAATCTTTCCAAAAATATATCAGATATAGATACTTTAGTTGAAGTTAATGATGCATCATCTATTGCAATCAATACTTATATCTATGTTGATGAAGAAGAGATGTACATTGATAAAAAATCAGGCAATGTTCTCACCGTAACTAGAGGTTCAGACGACACAAAACCATCATCTCACGTTTCCGGATCTGCAGTTTATAAGATAACTAGTGAAGATAATGTTTTGATTCAAACTGGAGATGACTTTGGATTTAGTGAGAATATTTTATGAAAATGACTAAAAAGTTTGACGAGATCAATAAAACCTTTAATATTGATGCGGATATAGTTCCTATTGAAGCGGAAAAAATCTCTGGTGAGATTGAAAGAATATCCTCTGCTGTAGATGATGTCAAAAAAGACTACGAGTATACAAGAGGAAATCTCTATTCAATTATAGAGAAAGGTCAAGAAGCTATTAATGGAATTTTGGAATTAGCTCAAGAAAGCGAAATGCCAAGGGCTTATGAAGTTGCTGGACAACTGATTAAGAATGTTGCAGACGCAACTGATAAGTTAATGGACTTGCAAAAGAAATTAAAAGACATAGAAGAGGAAAAGGTAGGTAAAAGTCCTACAACAGTTAATAATGCTTTATTTGTTGGTTCTACAGCAGAACTAGCTAAACTCTTAAAGAAAAATGAAACCGATATCCAATGAAAACAGAACTTCAAGAATTTTTTTCATTAGTAGGTAAAGCAAAAAAAGAAAAAAATGATGAATTCAAGTCTCTTGTTGGAGAAATTAACATTGATTCTCTTTTTGTGCAGGTAAAAGAGTCGGTAAAAGAAGAAAAGAAAAAAAAAGAAAAAAAAGAAAAACAGATTGAACGCCAAGCTAAAGCTTTAGAATCTTGGTTATATTCGGAATTACCAAAAAAAGAAAATATAGAAGTTAATATTGAACAAAAAATTGAGGAGGAAACTTTAATTGAATTAAAAGAATCTAATCTAGTTCAAATAAACAATGTTATTGAATATGAGCAAGATACTGAAAAAATACCAGTTATAGAAGAATATGAACTAGTTGAAGAAATTATTAAAGAAGATGATACGATAGATAACGCTCTAAAAATTTTAGAGCAGATAAAAACTAAAAAAGAAGTTCAAGAAAATATTAGTGATCCAGAAATAATTAAAATTAGAAGAGAATTAGAATATTTAAAAAATATTGTTAATGCTCAAGGCGGTGGAGGAGAAGTTCGTCTTGAATTTTTAGATGATATTGACAGAGATAGTGCAAAAACAAATAATTACTACTTAAAGTATGATTCTTTACTTGATAAATGGATTGGTGATCCGGGTAGTGGTGGTGCTGAACCGCAAAATTTAAACCAAACTCTTGGACCGGTCAACATATCAAACATTGGGATTGTTACTGCAACTTCCTTGAGTTTAGACGCAGGAACTATCATTTCGGGAATAATTACTACTACAACAACATCGGAAACAGCAATTTCTTCAATTGATGCAACTATTTTTAGATCTTCCACATATCAAATTCAAATTACTCAAGGAACTAATTATAATATGACAACAATTAATGTGATCCATGATGGTTCTTCTGCATATATGTCAGAATATGGAATTATTAATCAACCAGTTGGAATAGCAACATTTTCGACAGATATTAACTCTGGATTTTTAAGACTTTTAGCATATCCAAATTCTTTAAGTACAACAACATTTAAAGTCATTCTTACTGCAATTAAATTATGAAGACATTTAAACAATTTCAAGAAGAGTGGACTAATAAATATAAAAAGAGTATTAATTGTTCAAATCCAAAAGGATTTTCTCAACGTGCCCATTGTGCAGCGAGAAGAAAAAGAGCAAAAGGTGAGCAGACTAAATCAAAACCAGTTGAATGAAATATCAAAAATTCTCCCACAAAACACCACACTTAAAAGGAAAACAACATCAGTTGGATCCCAATCTTGATCTTAAACAGTTAGTACATCACGCTGCTGTTCAGTATGTTGATCGTGATGCTGATGGTGATGTTGATGTTTTTGATAATCCAAAGAAAAAAATACCAGACGAAAATCCAAAAGATATTAATGTTGGTGCTGGATCAAAAAAATTGATTGCCAAGCAAAAGGGAGAAATTAAGCATACCAAAGTTGGTATGGCTTATGAAGAGAAAACTAAAGAAGTTAACGAAGAAGGTCTTCGTGATTGGTTTGGAAAGTCTAAATCAAAAGAAGGCAAATCTGGTTGGGTCAATGTTGTTACTGGTGGAACGTGTGCAAGTGATGAACCTGGAGAGGGAGTACCCAAATGCGTCTCTTCTGCAAAGAGAGCAAGTATGACTCCAGCAGAACGACTTTCGGCAGCAAGAAGAAAAAAAGCAGCAGATCCTGGACAACAACAAAAAACAGGTGCTGCAAAACCGACTTATGTTTCCACAGATTCATCTAAAAAGAAAATGAAAGAAGAAATGGACATACAAGAAGCAAAAGATAAAAAAAGTAAAAGTAGTGGAACAAAAGATGCTTGTTACCACAAAGTCAAATCACGTTATAGTGTTTGGCCTAGTGCATATGCATCAGGAGCACTTGTAAAATGTCGTAAAGTAGGTGCTGATAATTGGGGCAATAAGACAGAATCGGTAGAAGAGCAGAGATATTGTCCATTATGCGACAAGAGAGAAACTAGATCTCAATGTTCTTACGGAGAAAAGGCATGGGATAAAGTTTCTGTTAAAGATGAAGAATATTCAATGGCAAGGTCAGAACTTAAAACCATTGAAGATGCAGTAAAGAGACTTAAGGCAAAAGTTGGCAAAGGTGAAGGTGATTTGGAAGCATGGGTTCAATCAAAAATAACAAAAGCAGCAGATTA